CCAAGGATCATGTCCATTGAGTACGTTGATGTAGGTGGCACTGAAATTCCTGTTTATCCCATAGCCAAATTGGAAAAGTACCGTGATCCTGCGTGACTATCAGTCCCGCGCAGTCACCGACTTATTTGATTGGTGGACAAAGCACCAAAGCAGCGCCGACATACCGCTGCTAGTGCTTCCGACCGCCGCAGGTAAGTCGGTGATCTGTGCCGAGATTGTGCGCCAGATGTGGGATCAGTGGCCTGACTACCACCCTCGCACGGTGGTGCTTGTGCCAAGCAAGGAGTTGGCAGAGCAAAACGCTGCCAAGTTGCAAGTCCTGCTGCCTGACCGCATTCATGTGGGGTTTGTCAGCGCAAGCCTGGGCAAGAAGCAGCACAACGCCGATGTGATTGTCGCCACCATTGGCAGCATCCACAAAAGCGCCCATTTGCTAGGCGACATCAAGTGCGTCATCATTGATGAGGCGCACTTGGTGGACACCAAGGCACAGGGGATGTACCGCAGCTTTTTGTCCAAGCTGGGCGAGATTTGCCACTTTCGCACGGTGGGCATGACCGCCACACCGTTTAGGGGCAATCAGGTTTGGCTGACTGACGGTGACGATCCGCTGTTCACTGGGATTGCCAGCCGAGTGTCAATGCGTGAACTGCTTGATGCCAAATTTATTGCCCCTCTTGTACCGCCAGCCGCCCCGATGCACATCCGCATTGATGCCAGTTCAGTCGGCATCTCCAACGGTGACTACAAGGTCGGTGAGTTGTCCGATGTGGTTGAAAAATACTTGTCACAGGTAGCCGTGGAAGCCACCAAACTAGCATCTGACCGCCTCAAATGGATAGCCTTTACACCTAGTGTCAAAAACGCCGAAAGCCTCTCAGACCGCCTCAATTCGTTGGGTGTTTTGAGCGAGGTGGTGTGCGGTGAAACGCCGCCCAAGGAACGCGCCGACTTGATCCGAGACTTTAAGACTGGCGACATCCGCTGCCTTGTGACCGTCTTGGCCTTGTCGGTGGGGTTTGATGTGCCTGATGTGGATTGCATTCTGTGGTGCAGGCCAACCAAGTCGCCAGTTCTGTACGTCCAAGGAATGGGTCGAGGCACTCGCATTGCTGACGGCAAAGATGACTGCTTGGTGCTTGACTTTACCGACACGGTGGAACGCTTGGGGCCAGTGGACACGATCAAGGGACGAGCCAAGCGCACGGGTGGGCCGCAAGAAGCCCCATTTTGCGTTTGCCCTGACTGTGGAGAGCGCAACCTAGCATCGGCATTGGTCTGCACCGCCTGTGGCGCAATCATCAGAGAGCCAGTCGCTGAAGTCAAAGATGTGAAGGTGTCCTACGCCGCGCTGTTGTCTGCCCAGTCAGCCGAATTGATTTGGCACGATGTCAGTCGGGTGGACTACAAGCTGCACCGCAAGGAAGGCAAGCCTGACAGTATGCGAGTGGACTATTACGATGGCCTGTTGCGTTGCGCCAGCGAGTGGGTGTGCTTTAACCACAGTGGCTACGCACGGCAAAAGGCTGAAAATTGGTGGTTTGCACGCGAGAGAGGCTACCACCCACGGGGTGTGGATGAAGTGTTGGAATGGTTGGAAACCAACACGATCAGACAGCCAGCCAAGATTGCGACACGCCGAAACGGAAAATTTACAGAGGTAAAAGAATATGAATTTGATCGAATTGAACGCCATCAAGACACACTTGAAGCAACAGCTAACGCAGATTGACAAGATACAGGTCAACTGCCAAACCTGTACAAAATTACAGTCAGGAGTATGCCAAGAATTTACAGCCAAACCACCGAAAGAGTGGTTGACAGGCATGGTTGACTGCAATGTGTGGGAGTGGGATTCCATCCCCTTCTAGCGGTATGCTAGAATTTATACTTAATCAACAAAGGAGACAAGAAATGAGCAAGATAAGAATTCAATTAGTAGAAGACGAAGAAACCCCAACAGTGTTCGAGCGGTTTTGGGACAACCTGATGACGTTTGTTAAATGCGTGGGGGTGTTCGCTGCCATCTGCCTTGCCATTGGTTATTTCAGTGATACCAAGGCGCAGTCTAAGCAGTGCGAACCCACTAAAACCGTATTAGCAAGGAGCATATTCAAATGATTGACAAACCAGCATTTCCGATACAAAGTTATACGTGCGCTGAAAAAGGCTTGACCATACGCGACTACTTTGCAACCGAGTCAATAACGTGGTTTTTGTCTGCGTTGGAAAATGAGGGCTTAGAAGACCCTGTACTACTTCGCCAGTTTGCAGCCGAGAGTGCATACCGACTAGCAGACGCAATGATGAAAGCGAGGGGATAATGTGAGCGACTTACCTAACTTTCCAGCTTGGTCACACGAGAACCTTGCCCAGTTCTCCATTGATGCCTACCGCAAAATGCAGCAGCAACAGGAAACCATTGAGCAGTTGCAGGGTGACTTTAAGGACGCTATGGTTGAGTTACGAAAACTGTCTAGTGCCAGCCTTGTCAATGATAAGCGCTGACCCACGGGGTTTGCCGCCATCCACGTTAGGGATGCTGATGTGCGTCCAACGGTCAAACTCACGGATGATCTGATCGAATGGTAAACCCGCAGCAATGACTGCACGGACTACCTCATCAGGGGTAACGCCGGGTACACGGAAGTCACAAGCGCAACCCTTACGATGCTGAGATTTTTCAGAACTGCCAACTGCTGCATTGACTTGCGCTGACCTAAACGCAGAATTTACCATTACAGGCTTGCCGCCAAGGGTATCTTTGACTTGCTCTAACAGTTGCGCCAAGCGTTGCAAGTTGCTGATTTCTTCCTGTGTCGGCGAGTTGTCAAATTCCCTGTGGTCGGTGACGGTAAGTTCGTCAAGGGTGAAGTGTTTACTTAGGCTTGTCATTGCCGTTTTCTCCTATTTTGATGCCAGTAATAAGGCCAAGAAACCCGCCAACAATGGTTTGAAACGCAGGGCCAACAATTCCAAATAATTTGTCGTTATCGACTAGCACGTCAAAGAACCCAAACATGAACACAATGACCATTGACAGCACGGTAAGCGACAAAGTGACGGACGCAATCAAAGTAACCCATTGGGATAATTGCTCTCTGCTCATTTGTTGCTCCGCATCTCAACAATTTTCTCAGCCGTTCTACCACCAAAATATGCGAGGAACACAATCTGGCCCCAGCTACCTAGCAAATTTACATAGGACTCTTGTGCGTTGTATCCAAAGGCTGACATTGCAGTAAACATGAAGTAGGCAATGAAGATGGCGATAAGCGCAATTGGACGGATATTCTTGGACAGCCATGAATCGGATGACATATCCGCAGTCCACCGTGCAGTGGTATTTTCCTGCTCTGTCTTAAACATCTCAGTCTCGTTAGCCATCTTTGCCAGTTCACCGCTTTGGGCAAGTGTGGCAAGTTCAAGCTGCGCCCGTGCTTTGGCTTCGGGGTCAGGAATAAGTTTGTCGATTAGTTTGCCGCCGACTGCTAGTAGTCCAGTAATATCAAACATCAAAATTTCCCTTTCATTGCAATTACACCCCAAGCCACCAGCGTAAATATGGCAGCGGCTACCAGTATGCAAAGCCCCATCGTGATGGCTTCGTCAATCTCTGCCTTCCTGTTCTTAGCCGCTTTAGCGTCCAGTATCTCCTGCACTTTCCTGCGCTGCACTATGCTGTTGCGCTCCAATACAATCTGCGTCCACAAGGCACTTTGACCTTGGTTTATAAAGTGCCACTTCAGTTCTTCCTCGGCCTTGTTTAACTCATGCAACTGCATGACCGTGGACATTGCTTGGCTGGTATCTGAACTGTACTTCTTCTTTGGGTCTTTTGCCGCTTGCTTTGCAACTGCATCCTTGGCATCAAAGAACTTCATCACATCGCCAGTGATGCCTTGAATATCCTTGCCCATTTGGATAGCGGCTTTAATTCCTTTTATAGCACCCTGTGCTACTGCGAAGGCCGTGAATGGATCAATCATGGCGTTCTTTCTTAACCACCTCCAGCACCCATCGGCACACGCGCCCGTCTTTGTCTAGAAACTCGTTAGCCCCGTACTTCTCGCTTGGCAACACAACGCAACACACCAACACGATTTTTGTTTCCGTGTTGGGCCAAGGTATCTGTGCTGACGCAACATCAATCACTTGTCCACTTTAGTGTCAAGTTTGTCAAAAATCTTACCAAGCATTTCTTTGACATCTTTGATGTCATTGCGGTAATCGTCTTTGCTAACGTAGTTGTGTG